AGATTTTAATGCGGTAGGTCCGACCATAGGCGGGTTGGTGGCTTTGTCGATAAGCTGGCTCTTGCGCTTCTGCTCGAGCTGCAGCGCTTTTACCTGCCCCAGTGCGGTCATTCCAGGGCACTTGGATCCGTATACGTCCTCACCGTTTACAATCCAGCGCGGCGCCATCACCGGAAATTCATCAAAGCCTGACTCGCGAAGAATGTCGCCTTCGCCGCCAGCTTCCTCAAAATACACGGATTTATAGCGCTTATTCTTCGCGTCCAGCTTCCCGGTGTCGCGGTTCACATTCGGGTATACGGCATGCACAACGTCGTGCCACTGCTCGTAGCTGCCCGTTTCCCACTGGCCTTTAACGCTGTCGCTGACTTTGTCCAGGCCGTACTCTGTCACCAGCTGTCGGACTGTCATGCGGAACTTGCGGAAACAGGTGTCAACATTCAGCCGCGCGCTGTTCGCCAAGTAGTAGCTGCCGATCGGGAATGGGTAGGTGCGGATAACGTCTTCGTCATCTTCCATAACGGCCATCGCGGCCACGCCGTAGGTGCCGAGCTGCGAGTAGATGATCGGCAGTGACTGGTAAAGATTCGACTTGTTGAACATGTCGTTCATGCGGTCCTGCACGGCCTCAAGCCAGATTTTCACCGGGCCGTAATCCATCATTGCCTTATCGGTAGTAGCGAGCTTGAACCAGGGCCGCGCCGGGCTGGTGATGCCCGACATCATGCCGCTGGAAAGCACATCCTCTGCCAAACTGGCGCTTGGGTCGACAATGCTTGTATTGCGGCGACTGTTGCGGTTGGCGTCAGAAACCAGAAAGCGGCTTGAACGCGGGCTGATGAAGTCGCTCAGCTCACGCCAGTGCGGCTCAAACGTGCTGCGGTCGCTATCGAGCTGTGCTAACTGTTTTGTCAGGCGCTGCTTCAGCGTTTCTTCGGCCATGATTTCCCCGGCTTTGGTAATTACTGGCCCAGCAGCGTTTTGCTGCCGGTTGATGCCTGAGAGGTGTCGCCCTGCGCCCCAGTCAGCAGCGTTGAAGCACGGCCTGCAGCGGCACGGCGGCGGCGGGCCTCATCATCACGGGCACCGACTACAGCGGCGTCCTGCTCTTGGGGAGCAGCCTGAACGGCAGGAGCTGATGGAACAGAAGGTTTTGAACCGACGCACATAGTGATAACTCCGTTTGAAATTATTACCATTTAATCATATGTGAATATTAGTTACCAATATATTGACGAAACACAAAACAATAGTTACCTTAACGGTAACTTCAGAGTTAAGGGCGTTTGCGATGCGGGTCTTTGTTGAACGCTTTGAGACGCGGAGTAAGCGCTTTAACTATGTTGTGTTATCCCGGTACACGCGGCGGCGTCGGTGATAGCGATCCCGCCGAGTAGGTAGCACCTCGTTTCGCGAGGGGAACCCCTACCATGCTGGCTGGGAGGTCAGCACACAACAGGTAAGAGCATTGTGTAAGCGATAAACGAGATGCTGATAAGCATGCAAATGACTCCGTAAGGCGCCTTGTTCCAGCAGTGCTCTTCCCGTTGTGAACGCATCCGGTGATGGTCAGGCCGATCCTCCTGACGCTGGTTCAACTCCAGCCGCACTACCGACCTCTACCTGGGGACCGTGATAGCTGTGTGTAGTCTTTGCCCACCTCGCCGTGGGCTTTTTTTTGTGTTGAACACAGAGGTACTATTAAGCATTATTAATCGTTACTACACACATAGGATAAAAATAATGGCAGGACAATTGGACGAAGCATCAAAGCAGATTTTAGCGACACTGCTGGCAGAATTTACCGATAACGAAAGGACATCAGCTGAATTAAAAAAGGCCTACGTAGGGCCTTCACCTGAGTCTCTTGCTACTGCTGTTTGTAACGCTGATGACATTACCAAAGTAGATTTTGAGGTTGCATTTAGTGATCTTGAGAGGAAGCGGTTTATCAAAACAGGACCAATGGCCATGGTCGATAACCCTCCCGGAGGGGGGATAATCTTCATCGGTATGTACAGCAAGAAAGAATATGTTTATTTAACTGAGGCCGGATACAAAGAAGCCCGTAAAAGGCCGAACATTCCTGCCAATAGGGTTCAACGGGTAGTGAATAACATCCACATAAGCAGTAGTGAAATTACCAATCTACAACTTGCAGCAGGCGATACAATTTCCCAGTCAATGGCAGTATCCCATGAAGATACTCAGGATGTTTATCAGAAATTAATACAGCTTCTTGAAAACCATGGTCAGCCACAATCGCCAGAAAATCTTAGTGATATTAAAAATGCCTTAGAACAGGCATCGGCCGGTAATGCTGGTGAGTCGAAAAGTCTGCTTTCCAGAGCATTTGGAACAACTTGGGAAAAAGCTAACGCTGTTGCTTGGCCCCTGATTGCTGAAATAGTCAAAAAAAGCATGGGCTTCTAACTGTAAGGATCATAATCAGTAACCGCCCGCCCCTGCTGCTGCCCCGGTAGTGAACCCTGAGTTTTCATTACCGGGAAAGCGAACGTGAGCGCCAACGCGTCAGCCTCGTTCGGCGACCGCCCCAGCGTCTCTTTAATCTCTTCTTTGCTCTGCAGTAGGATGCGCGAATCCTTCAGCCGCACCTTGTACTCAGCTGCTGACAGCTCGTCTGCCACATCCTGACTATCCAGCTGCCCGCCGTCCTTCAGCCAGGTCTTAACCGCGTTATACATCTCGCCGCGCTTGTTCGCCATCTGCGGATCGGTAGAGCCACTACCGAACTGTATCAGCTGCCAGTTGCGGCCCCAGTTATCGCCTACGGACTTCAGGCCGGTGCCATACCCGTAATCGATGAATACGGCGTCAGCGCGATACTGGTCCTCGAAGTCGGCCACCACTTTTGCAAACCACACATCGTCCGTTGTGCGCTGGTACTCGCCCAGCTTTTTACAGTGCAGCCCCTGACGCAGATAAATGACTGCCGGGTCACCGCCCTGGTGCGCCGGGTCAACGCCTATGATCGTGGCAGCGTGCGCCACCTGGCCGGAGGTAATCACCCTGCCCACCGCCGCATCAGTGAGTGCGGATGGGATAAACTGATTTTCGGATGCATCAGGGAACACACCGCGCACGCGCACCTTCACAAAGTCGGATTCTTCGCCGTAGTCGTCCACCCATTTCTGGATCTGCTCCTTGTTCGTCCCTTCCACCGTGCGGCTGTCGATCTGCTTACCCTTCCAGCGGTGGCGCATCTTTCTGTAGCACTCGCGGAAACGCCCGGTGTTACGCGTCGGGTTGCCGAACGCCACCCAGATAATCTCTGTGTTCTCGTCCGTCAGCGCACCTTCGGCCACTTCCCACACCAGGTCGGAAATATTCGATGCTTCGTCGAATATCAGGATGATGCGCTTTCGCTCGTTGTGCAGGCCGGCGAACGCCTCGGTGTTGTTCTCTGACCATGGGATGGCATCAGCGCGCCATGATTTAGCGTGGGCCGCATCGTTGCTGTAGATGGCTGTGGCCGTGCAGGTGAACCAGTCGGCGGTGATGCTCAGGCGTTGCCACTTTGCAATCTCTGGCCAGGTCTTCGTGCGCAGCTGGTTCTCTGTGTTGGCAGTCACCACGACTTTGCAGTCTTCGCAGGTGTCCATACCCCACTTAACCAGCATCGAGATAAACGCCGATTTGCCGATACCATGGCCGGAGGCGCGCGCGATCATCAGCGGCTGGTGACGGGTAGCCGGGTTTTTGAGGTGATCACCAATCTCCCTGAATGCCTCCCCCTGCCATTTGCGCGGCCCGGAGGAATAAGCCAGGTCGGTGCCGGACTCGCCCCACGGGAACGCGTACAGCGCATAGCCGTACGGGTCGTGGGTAAAGCTGCCAATATCGTCGATAAGCTGGCTCTCGAGGTCAGGCGCGGCAACTGTCATGCATCACCACCTGCCGCGCGCGTACGTGCGGCCTGCATGCGCTCGGCCAGCGTGACGTTGACTGTATGCTCATGCACCTCTTTGAACGCGTTAACGTCAACATGCTTGCCGATCAGCTCCAGGTTCTTCACCTTGTCAGGCCACTTGATGGACTTCAGCACGCCAATAACCTGCTTTTCGTCGCCCTGCCCTTCAAACAGCTCGGCAACCTTCAGGCCGGACAGGAACTGCCGCCATGCCTTCGGCCACGCGCTTAGCGGCTTAAGCGTCAGGTCGTCGTTCATAATGTCCAGCAGGTCAAGCTCGTCGATTTCCACCAGCCGCTTCAGTACGTAGTCCGCACCAATCTTCGTCCTGTATACGCGCTGCGCCATCAGTTCAGCGATACGGGCCATGATGCGCGGATCCGCCATCAGCTTGCTGGCTTTGACGGTTGCAGTCTTGGCAGAATACCCGGCGGCAACAGCAGCTTTCGCCTGGTGCTCCGGGTCTTTGATGTACTCCTGGCAGAATTTCTCCATCTGCGTATTCAGCTCACGTTCTGGTTTTTGCTGCTGCTGGCGCGCCATGCGTAATCACCCT